TTCAAAAAATTCATTAATAATCCAATATATATTTCCCTTTCCCACGGTATCATATCTTCTAATTCAGTCAAACTATAATTGTGATGTTGCATCATTCCGAAATTAGTTCTGTAATAATTTTCCAAAGTATCATGAGAAAGGGCTATCCGAAAAAACTTGTTAGGCCCTCAATTAGAATTTCATTTTTCTTCTTTGTCTTTGGATTTTTCACTTCAATCACATGTTGTAATCTGGGCATAGTTTCGAAAAATGCACTCAAATTTTCAAAATTTTCTGTTGTCATGCTATCAATAAATTCATCCAATTCTTTTTCTGAAATATCTACTTTATTATAAACAGTTTCGCCATCATGAATTTCACTAATGCATCGTTTTATCATTTCAAAAATAGATTGTATTTGGCCTTTATCGTCAAATCCTGACATATCAGATAAAGTTGGATATTTCATAACAATATGAATGTTATCTGTTAATTCAACAATATTAGTATGCTCTTCTTTCATTTGTACATTAACATCTTTTAGATCAATCTCAACATCTACTCTTGTCTTTTCATCATCAGGACATAACAAATTAAGTTTTATTTTTTCTCCAACTGATTTTCCTCTCATTTGCAAAAAAACATACTCAACATCAAACATAGGCATTGTATAAGCGTTTAATTCCCCAAATGTACAATCATTGATAATTTGAGCAAATGCATTTTCAATTTGTTTATCCTCTTCTGATTCTTGAGCAATCATTAAAGCCTTTTGTTCTTTTACAAGAAAAGGTCTAAATTTTAGTTCCTTGCCTGTAGAAGGTAAGGTTAGTTCATAGGTTATATTACTAAGTTTAGGTAGTGCCATAATTATTCATCCTTTTGTATTATAATAGTCCATTGCCTGGCCCTATTGGGTAAGAGAATGGATTCAACTTTTTTACTGTCGCTGGCAAATTTGCCGCAATATTTAGTTCCACTGAATTTACTGCGGCATTAAGATAGTCGTTATCTGTCGGGCTTGGTGGTTGTCTTTGAATGTCTAGAGTTTCCCAATACCTAAAAGAAAAAGTTACAGAAGTTCTTATAATTTCACTGCTTGTTGCTTGACTTAAATCTGTTCCACCAATTGTCTTGGGAAATGCTTCTATAAGTTTGATACCATATCGTCTTTCATCTTGTCTATTTAACATATAGATTTCAACTGTACTTACATAATCATTATAATAACCAATATTCCAAGTTTGTTTATTAAATGCGAGTTCCTGCCACTCTTCAAAAAATACCCTTTCTTCCAATCCAGCACTTGCCACAAAGGTCATAGCTATATCTTCTGCATAAGTTACACCATCAACAACTTCTCTAGTTGGGCCGTAAGGATTACCATCGGTAAGAGTATTTAAGTTTCTGCCAGGAAGCAAAACAGATTCACATCTCAAGGAAACTTCTCTTTGCTTCGCATAATTAAGCATTGGGGCCAAAATTATTACCTCAAATCGATTTAGTACTGCATAACCATTTTCAGCATGAAGAGTAGCTACTGCTGTTGCTAGATTGTTAAAGGCAGTTTTTTCTGCAAAACTAGATTCTGCCATTAAATCATACTCCTTGATTCTTTCCATACTTCTGCATCAGAAGCTTTCTTAAATCTCTGTACAGGCAACAGTGTTGCAATTGTCCATTCATCTGCATCAATTCTACGAAACTGAGATTTAGTATGTCCTGATAGATATTTATGTATGGTTGGTCGAATTATTCTAATGCTTTTTAATTTATTATAGTTTACTACCATTCTTGTTGTTGTTGCTGTAAAATCCTCTGAATTGGTATAATCCACTAGCCCATCAAGGAGTTTAACACGCAACGGAATTGGAAGATAATGTAAATTTAGACCAAGAAATCCATCATTATATGTTTCTAATGGAAGTACCAGAGGAAATGTATCATAGTAAGGAAGTGTTTTCTTGTGCTTAGGATCATAAAAGAACATGTTCAACTTACCATAAAAGGGTTTATTATTCCTTTTACCATCTCGTATTAAATCCATAGCACCAGGCTTACCAAACTCTTTGATTTTATCCCTATACCATTGAGTAGAGCGTGGTCGCCCTCTAGCCTCATCCTTGACTGCTTGTATGAACTTTGATACTGCCATATGACTATTTATATGTAATGTTAAGATGATCCTCTGTTAAAATCTTAAATTCCATATCATTGTTATTACACCATTCTGTTGCATATTTCCATTTAGCTTCATTGATGCCCCACGTCTTGACTTCATTGAACCATCGTCTGGTTTTTCTCTTTGGTTGTGCTGGTGGGGGAGAGCATTGCTTCTTGGGCTTTACTTCTATGAGGAACTTTTTAATTGATCCATTGTGCTGTTTTATCTTGATATAAAAATCTGGAAAATATCTGTGTATTCTACCATCCCAAGGAGATAAATAGGGTATAATGATTTCTTCGCTTCCCCATTCAATGATAGAATCATTGGTATCACAGTATACCATAAACTTACGTTCCCATAGAGAGCGATAAATAATTCTTTGGGGATCGCCTTTATATTTTTTGGGTTTCTTTGGTATGTATCGACCTTTGTAAGACATGTGTTATAAATAATATATATAAGGATACACAGACATGGCAGGAAGTTTAAGTAGTGGTTTAAGAAAAGTTGCTGGCAACCTTGCTGGAACTGCGGTAAGTGGGGGTACTACAAGACGTTCGCAAGTTCCGGCGGGTGGTTCTGTTAATAATTCAGGAAAAAATATAACAAAAAATTTAGCTTATCCAATAGGTGTAGAGAGCGATGCTGGTCAAGGACATTATATTATATTTGAGGTTATGAAACAGAATAAAGCTAAATTGTCAGGCCAAAAAATTATCAAAGATGTCACGAAAGTTGCAAGAAATGTTGCAGCTCAGGTTGGCGTGTCAAGTGGGAATACAATAGTCGGAGTAGACGAACTTGGCCACTTGGGTGGGTCGAAAAAGCAAGGTAATGCCAAATCCTATCCCGCCAACAAAGGTAAAAAACAAAGTGGGCCGAATTCATTGCAAGTGGCACAAAATGCAACCACCGCAATGCCCACTTGCATAGCACTTTATATGCCCCCATCTGTTCAAGTTAGTTATGGTGCAAAATATGGAGACGCAGAAATTGGTGTTATGGCAGAAACAGTTAATGCTGGAATTAAAGCCTTTATGAATACAGGCGGTGGTTTGAAAAATCAGATGAAGGCAGTTGGTGGTGAGGCGTTTGAGGGATTAAAAGCTACCGGGGCCCAGATGGCAAAAGCAGCAGCGCCACAAGGTGCTGCAGCAGTATTTGCAATCAATACTGGAAGCATTATTACTCCAAGAATGGAATTGATGTTTGAAGGTATTACTCGGCGAACTTTTTCTTTTAATTTTTCGTTTATACCGAAGAGCGAACAAGAAGCAGAAATAGTTGAACAAATTGTTTTTCAGTTTAAATATCATATGGCTTCAAATTATGGTGGGCTTGGAATGGGTGGTGTTGATGGTGTAAGAGAAATGGAGATACCTAATTTTTTTAATATAAGATATATGTTTGGTGGAATGGGCGGTGACTTAGGTCCGAAAAAGGAAAACATGCATTTAAATTTAATTAAACAATGTGTTCTTACAGCTGCCACCGTAGAATATGGTGCTGACCGATACAAATCATATGCAGGCGGCCGGCCGCAAACCACTAAACTATCTTTAAGTTTTCAAGAACTGGAAATTATTACCAAAGATTACATTGCGGATGGATATTAATCATGTATTTTGAAAACTTTCCTCTTATTCCATACGACTCTGTTGGTAATGGCAATTTTAAAATTGTCACCAATCTATTAAAACGAGTTGCTGTTCGATCAAAAGTTAAAACAAATACTGCCCTCTATGATACCTACGATGTCAAGGAAGGTGAAACTCCTGAGATACTTGCTGATAAGTTGTATGATGATCCAGAATTACATTGGGTTATTCTCTTATTCAATGATATTACAGATAGATATCATCAGTGGCCAAAAAATACCAACCAATTTCTTGCACACATCAATGACAAATACAGCAATGTTGACGCAACACATCATTATGAGATATCACAAGTGTCTGGGGATACTACGATTAAGATTGATATTGGCACAGATAATACTGGGCATTCTGGTGCTTCTGTTGTTACCAATTTTGAGTATGAGGAAGCATTAGAGGACAAAAAGAGAAGTATTAGATTACTTGATCCAAGATATATTGGTGGATTTGTTGCTGAATACGAAAAATTGATGGGAGAGAGTTTGCTGTAATGGCTGAAGGATTACAACATGCCGGACAATATATTATAGAAGATTTAAGACTTGTTACTACAACTGGTTTAGAGGTTAATCTTACTACATCAGTATTGGGAATAACTCTTTTTGAAGATATATCGTCAATGACGGTAACTGGTACAATCGCTATAATGGATTCTGTTAATCTAGCATCTCATGGCCCTCTTCTGGGCCAAGAATATTTGCATCTTAAAATTAGAACTCCATTTGTCAACAAAGATGAAAGTGCAACTATAGACTTTTCTAAAAATGCATTTCTTGTTCACTCCATATCTAAACGCCAAAAATTTACTGGGGGGGTTCAAGGATTTGTATTAAGTTTTGTTAGTCAAGAATTAGTCAAGAATCAAAGATTAAAAGTTACACAAAGTTTAACGGATACTTGGTCTAACATTGTTAAAAAAATGTTGACAGACAAAAAATATTTAAACACGAAAAAGAAAATAGACTTAGAACCAACTGCTGGTGTAAAAAAGTTTGTTGCTCCTAACGTAAGGCCATTGGATATCATTGTTATGGGTATGAAACAAGCTGTAGCTCTATACAAAGGAGAACCTACTTATCTATTTTATGAAACCCTGAAAGGATTTAATTTCAGGACTCTTGCAAGTCTTTATAATAATGATGCACTAATGGAGTATACAACATTTCAACCGGGCACCAATGTAAAAGATGGAATAATTGATGTTTTCAAAGATTTACGAACAGTTCTAAATTATGAAATAGTTTCTAATAATGATAGCCTTGCTTCTTATCGAACTGGTATGTTTGGGTCAAAATTAATAACTCATGATATTATCAGTAAAAGTTATGAAACTAAAATATACAATTATCATGACAATTGGGAAAATGAAGCCCACATAGTTTCTGGTGTTACCGAAGGAAAACCAGATCATCCTCTTGTAAGTCATCTAACCATTACTGAAGAAGGATTAAGAGTATCAGATTTTCCAGCAAGAACATTTCTTATGCCAACATCTCTTTCTGGTGGTGTTG